GGGCTTTGCGGCTGAAGCCGAGGAAAACCGCCGGCATTGTGGCAGGATCAGACGTACCCATGCCCGCAACCCGGAGTACCCGGAGAATCAGGAGCGTGGAGCATGAGTGAGATCGAAGAGCGAGCGCTGGAAGCTGCCCGTATTCTTCGGGACTTCTGCGGAGAATGGGATTGCACCATCTGCCCATTCATAGAGGACGTTTACTGTCGTCTGTCACAACATTCCCCTGTTTGCTGGAAGATTCCAAACAAAGAGCCCGCCCGTGCTGGTAACACGGACGAGCCCAAAGGGTGATGGAATTCACAAGCCCCATCACCCTTGATGATATCACATCAGAAAGGATTTTACAAATGAAAGGTATTTTAGCCGAACCGGGCAAGGCTCCGGTGATCGCATCCCTGCCCGACAGCCTGTGGGCCATTGAGAACCGGCTGGGCACGCCCTGCGAGATGATCGTGATGCCCCGCACCCCGGCGGTGCTGTTCGTGGGCCGGTACGATGGTCCCATCCAGCCCGCCAGTCTGCTCAACCGGAAGTACCGGGGCCGCCAGCTTTACGGGCCCATCCTCTGCTACGGCTGGAAGGGCAACAACATCCAGCCCATGAACAAGGATGTGCAGACCGAGATGCTGGACCGCCTGAAGGGCACGGAGGTGAGGATATGATCATCAGCCAGAACAGCAACGATGTTTACTACGCCTATACTCGTGGGCGCTTCTGGCGCTGGGACGAATCCGCACGGGTCTGGAAGGAAAGCCATCTGCTGGCCCAGAAGTTCGACAAGGCCAAGGCCGCTGAAAAGCATCTGACCCCGGAAGCGTTTCTGACCAGCGACGAGTTCATCCCGATGGACGACTACGAGCTCCCCGAGCAGATGCTGACGGCCCTCAGGGAGGCCAAGCCCTGCAAGAATGCACCGGTAGACCCGGTGGAAGAGGAACCGGAAGTGCCCGGCACCCAGACCGCGCAAGAAAAGCCCCTGACCACCGTGCCGGATGCGATGCGCCCGGCGTTCGATTATTCCGGCCTGACCGACCAGACCGTGGAAGACCTGCATTTTGCGGAGAACGAATACCGCCACGGTAAGCAGATGGCCGAACGCGGCCTTGTGCACATGGGCAATGCCATTGCCGCCGCCCATGATGCGCTGTGCGGAGTTGTCGCACAATGCGACAACGGTGAAGATGGAGCTTGTCGCACAATGCGAAAAGCTCGAAACAACCAGCATAGCGAGGATACGTTCAAAAGCTGGTGCGTGTCCATCGGCATCACCAAGGATACCGCATACCGGCTGCTGCAAGTCTCGGCACTGCTGGACGGCAGCAGCCCCCGCCAGCAGAAGATCCTGAAGGAGCTGTCTCCTACTCTGCTGTATGCCGTAGCAAAGCCCAGCGCCCCTGCAGAGCTGGTGGAGAAGGTCAAGAGTGGTGACATCACCACCAACAAGCAGTATCAGGAAGCCATGGCCCAGATCAAGGCCGAGAAGGACCGTGCCGCTGCTGCCGAAGCCCGGGAGGAAGAGGCGTGGAACATGGTAAGCAAAGCGCAGGATGAAGCCCAGACTGCCAAAAACGACTTGGATGCCGCCCTTGCGGATGTGCAGGGGCTGGACGAGGAAAATGCCCGGCTGAAAGCCGAGAAAGAAAAGGCAGAACGGAGCTATAACGAAATGTACGAAAGCCGCATTGCGGCCAACCTCCAGCGCCAGAAGGCCGAAGCCGAGCGCGACAGGGCCGAAGACCGGGCCAAGGACGCGGAGAACCAGTTGGTTGGTTCCCGGCAGGTGGCCGAAGCGGCCAAGCTCCGGGGCGACAAGCTCAAGGCCGAGAATGACGCACTCAAGAAACAGCCCATCACCGCGGTGGTGGACAAGGAAGAGGTGGAGCGTCAGGCCAGGGAAATGGCCGCCGAGATGACCGCCGACCTGCGGGCACAGCTGGAACAGGCCGCTTCCGGCAGCGAACAGGATGCCCACAGCTCCTATGACAACGTGCTGCTGGCCGACCGCTCTTTCCAGAACATCGGCAAAATGGTGGTTCCGTCCCTCCGCAGGCTTCCGCCCGAACAGCGGGAGCAGCTGACCAATATGCTTGTTCACACACTCGGACAGATCCAAGGGGAGGTATCCAAATGTCTGTAACCATCACGGCCCTTGAGGCCGAAAACGTCAAGCGCATCAAGGCCGTTGCGCTCACCCCCGCCCCCACCGGGCTCACCCTCGTGGGCGGCAACAACAATCAGGGCAAGACCAGCGTGCTGGATGCCCTTGCCTGGGCGCTGGGCGGCGACCGCTTCCGCCCCAATGCCGCACAGCGGGACGGGGCCGTGGCTCCCGCCCATCTCAAGGTCACCCTTTCCAATGGCGTAATCGTGGAGCGCAAGGGCAAAAACAGCACCCTGACCGTTACCGACCCCACCGGGCGGCGCAGCGGCCAGCAGCTGCTCAATGCCTTTATCGAGCCGCTGGCCCTTGATCTGCCCCGCTTTATGGAAGCATCCGACAAGGAGAAAGCGGACATCCTGCTCCGCATCATCGGCATCGGCACCGAGCTGCACGTCCGGGATCTGGAGATCAAGTCCCTGTACGACAAGCGCACCTTCACCGGCCAGCTGGCCCAGCAGAAAAAGCACTTTGCCGAGGAGCTGATTTCCTACCCCGATGCCCCGGAAGAACCGGTCAGCGCCTCCGACCTCATCCGCCAGCAGCAGGAGATCCTTGCCCGGAACGGCGAGAATCAGCGGCTGCGCCAAAATCTTGCCGAGCTGGAAGAGAAAGCCCGTGTGCTGGCAGATCGCCGCACGCAGCTGGAACAAACCCTTGCGCTGCTGGTGAAGGAGCAGGACGAAGTGAATGAATCGCTTTGCACGGCCCGGAAATCTGCCGAGAACCTGCAGGACGAATCCACCGCAGAGCTGGAGGCATCCATCCGGGGCATCGAGGAGACCAACCAAAAGGTCCGGGCCAACCTGGAAAAGTCCCGCGCCGAGGATGAAGCGGCCCGGTATGCCAGCGACTACGACAAGCTCACCGAAGCCATCACCCAGAAGCGGGCTGACCGCGTGGCCCTGCTGAACGGTGCCGACCTGCCCCTGCCTGAGCTGAGTGTGGAGGACGGTGCCCTTACTTATAAAGGAAAGCACTGGCGGGATATGTCCGGCAGTGACCAGCTGCGGGTAGCCGCCGCCATCGTCCGCCGCCTGAACCCGGACTGCGGTTTTGTGCTGCTGGACAAGCTGGAGCAGATGGACATGACCACCCTGACCGAGTTTGGCCGCTGGCTGGAAGCAGAGCACCTGCAGGCCATCGCCACCCGGGTCTCCACCGGCAGCGAGTGCCAGATCATCATTGAGGACGGCATGGTAAAGGATGCCGAGCCGCCTGTCACCGAAAAGCCCCAGCCCAGAAGCTGGACGAAAGGAGCGTTCTAAATGAGCAAGTATGCCATCACCGCCGGGGTGCAGGATTCCCCGGTCAAGACCGTGCTGTATGGCCCCGAGGGCATCGGCAAGAGCACCTTTGCCTCCCACTTCCCGGACCCGGTGTTCATCGACACCGAGGGCGGCACCAAGCGGTTAAACATCAAGCGCCTGCCCCAGCCCACCAGCTGGGCCATGCTGCTGGACGAAGTAGCCGAGGTGCGCAGGGGAAATATCCCCTGCGGCACGCTGGTCATCGACACCGCCGACTGGGCCGAACGGCTGGCCATTGATGCCGTCTGCGCCAAGGCCAAGGTGGACGGGCTGGAGGGCTTTGGCTATGGCAAGGGCTACACCTACCTGAAAGAGGAGTTCGGCAAGCTGCTGGACGCGCTGGAAGAGGTGCTGAACACCGGACACAATGTTCTGGTCATTGCCCACGCGGCCATCACTAAGTTCGAGCAGCCGGACGCTGCTGGCTCCTACGACCGCTGGACCATGAAGACCACCAAGCAGGTAGAGCCGCTGATCCGGGAGTGGTGCGATATGCTGCTCTTTGTCAATTATCAGACCGTGGTGGAAAAGAGCAGCAGTGCCCCCAATGCAAAAAACAAGGTCACCGGCGGCCGCCGGGTGATGTACACAGCGCATCCCCCCTGCTGGGATGCCAAGAATCGCTTCGGCCTGCCCGACGAGATTCCCTTTGACTACGCCGGCATCGCCGCCCACATCCCCGGCACCACACCTGCACCTGCACCGAAGCCGAAGCCGGAACCGAGCCCCCAGCCGGAAGCCGACATCCTGCCCACTCCGGCTCCGCAGCCCCAGACTCCCCGCGAGGAAGTGCCCGAA